TTTCTGAAGAATTCAAGCAAAACGCACAAGTAATTTTCGAAGCGGCTATTCACTCTAAAGTGGAAGAAGCAGTTGTTGCAATAGAAGAACATTATGCAACTAAACTTGACGCAGAAGTTGCATCTATCAACGAAAATTTGGTTACAAAAGTTGACGAATACCTTGAGTATGTCGTTACTGAGTGGATGGAAGAGAATAAACTTGCTATTGAAAAGGGTATCAAAGCTGAGTTAGTTGAAGACTTTATGATTGGTCTCAAGAATCTATTCACAGAACACTATGTTGACATCCCAGAAGATAAAGTAGATGTTGTTGAACAATTTGCAGAACAAGTTGAAGTACTTGAATCTGAATTGGACAAAGCAGTTACTGAAGTTTCAAATTTGAATGCACAAATCAATATCTTCAAAAAAGAACACATTGTTAGCGAAGTCTCAGAAGGTCTTAGCGAAGTTCAATTTGCAAAATTAAAATCTCTTGCAGAAGGAATTGATTTTGTTTCAGAACAAGACTACAAAGAAAAACTTCTTTTAACAAAAAAGAAATATTTTGATGGATCTACACAAGAAACGGTCAAAAAGTCGGCTCCATTGGATGATGACACAACTTCAATCGAAGAATCATTTACTCCAGTGATGAACCACTATGTACAAAATATTTCTAGATCACTCAAGAAATAAGTTTTTATAAATAAATTAAACAATACTCAAAGGAGAAAAACATGAGCGTAGAAAATCTTTTAAAAAAATGGGCACCAGTTCTTGACCACGGCGATCTAGCTTCAATCAAGGATTCCCACAAGCGTTCCGTAACGGCGCAACTTCTTGAGAACCAAGAACGTGCTTGCCGTGAAGACGCACACGGTTCTGGTGGTTATCGTAACCAAACATCTTTGCTTTCTGAAGCCGCACCTATCAACTCAATGGGCGCATCTTCATCTACAGCAAGCGATGGCGCAGTTGACATTTATGATCCAGTTTTAATTAGCTTGGTTCGCCGTTCTGCACCAAACTTAATCGCATACGACATTTGCGGTGTTCAGCCAATGACAGGTCCAACAGGCTTGATCTTTGCAATGCGTAGCCGCTTCTCCACACAAGGTGGTACTGAGGCATTGTTCAACGAAGCTAACACAACGTTCTCTTCAACAAACAGCGGAACTACATTCGGTACATTACAAACAGGTGCTTCACCAGCTGACTTGTCTGCTGGTACAGAGTACACACGTGGCACTGGTATGACTACAGCACAAGGTGAAGCATTAGGTGATGGCGCTGGTAACCAATTCCAAGAGATGGCATTCTCCATCGAAAAGATTGCTGTTACTGCACGTAGCCGTGCTTTGAAAGCAGAATACACAATGGAACTTGCACAAGACTTGAAAGCAGTCCATGGTTTAGATGCTGAACAAGAATTAGCAAACATTCTTTCCACAGAAATCTTAGCTGAAATTAACCGTGAAGTTGTTCGTACTATCAACTTGACAGCTACTGTTGGCGCACAAGAGAACGTTACAACTGCTGGCACATTCAACCTTGACGTTGATGCTAACGGTCGTTGGTCTGTTGAGAAGTTCAAGGGCTTGATGTTCCAATTGGAGCGTGAGTCTAACGCAATTGCTAAAGCAACTCGCCGTGGTAAAGGTAACATCTTGATTTGCTCTTCAGACGTAGCATCTGCATTGCAAATGGCTGGTGTTCTTGATTACACTCCAGCACTTGCATCTAACAACTTACAAGTTGATGACACAGGTAACACATTTGCTGGTGTATTGAATGGTCGTATCAAGGTTTATATCGATCCATATTTCGCCGCAACATCTGGTACACACTATGCAACAATCGGTTACAAAGGCACTTCAGCTTTTGATGCTGGCTTGTTCTACTGCCCATACGTTCCATTGCAAATGGTTCGTGCAGTTGGTCAAGACACATTCCAACCAAAAATTGGATTCAAGACACGTTACGGTATGGTCGCAAACCCATTCGCAACATCGGCTGCTGACGGTACATTAGCGTTCGCTAACAAGAACATCTACTATCGTAGAATCGCAATTACGAACTTGATGTAATTGATTAAGCCGAGAAACATCGGTATTCAAAAGAGGGCCTTAGGGCCCTCTTTTTTTGTCTGCATAAATAGAAGACAAGAGGAGATAATATGGCTACACTAACAACAATACCCGCAAATAGAAGTTTTCTTTCGAATAACAAATTTGATTTTGTTCTTAAAAGAATTCCTAATTTTACATTTTTAGTACAGAGTGTGAATTTGCCTGGACTCAGTTTACTTTCAACATCGATTAATACTCCATTTTCTGCTGTTAGTATTCCAGGAAATCAAATTACATTTTCATCACTCACACTATCATTCATAGTTGATGAAGACATGCAGTCTTGGTTAGAATTGTATAATTGGATTGTTCAACTAGGCAATCCAAAAGGATACAATAAAGTCGGAACACTTACAGGTAAACCTGGTTCTGTTACCAGCACCACATCTGATGCAACATTGTTTATAAAATCAAATGCAAACAATTCAAACTTAAGATTTGATTTTGTTGATGTGTATCCAACTGAACTTGGAGAAATGAATTTTACAACTACTGATAATCAAGAATTTGTTACATCAACAGTAACATTCAATTATGGATATTATGAAGCAACAAACATTTGACATTTACCCTTAAATGTGTTATTATGATGAATACGAATATTGACTTGAGGAATTATTATGACGTTAGACCAGATGATGGAAGAGTGGAGACTGGACGCTACAGTTGACTCCACAGAGTTGGGTATCGCATCTTTAAAGATACCAGAATTACACAGTAAATATCTTAAAATTTATTTTGACGAAAGACGCAAACTCAAAGCACTTGAGTTTCAAAGCAAAGATTTATCTTTGAAGAAGTATGAGTATTACAATGGAAAACTTTCACAAGAAGAACTTGACGAACTCAATTGGGAGCCATTCGTTAAGCGTTTGATGAAAAATGAAGTTGATATGTACCTTGACTCTGATAAAGATATTATACACAACAATGTTCGCATAATCAATCAAAAAGAAAAGTTAGCGTTTCTGGAAGAAGTACTTAAGAACGTCAACCAACGCAATTTTCAGATTAAGAACGCTATAGAATGGAAGAAGTTTACGCAAGGTGTACAATAAACTCTATATCTCAAAAGTAGATGAAGTCTACGCACACATCAAGTGTGAGAACTCCGATGCAATGGAGTTGAATGAATACTTCACGTTCTACGTTCCAGGTTACAAATTCATGCCCGCATTCAGAAACAAAGTGTGGGATGGAAAGATACGCCTATTCAATTCACAGAGTAGACAAATCTATTATGGTCTAATTCCATACTTAGAGAAGTTTGCTAAAGAACGTGAGTATGAAATTGAATTTGATGAATCAGTAGAAACGTATGATGAATTCTCTGTAGCAGAAGCAAAAGATTTTATTGATACTCTAGGCATACCATTTGAAGTTAGAGACTATCAGATTCAAGCATTCATTCATGCAATACGCAGTAGAAGAAATTTATTAGTATCACCCACAGCATCAGGCAAGTCACTCATCATATATCTCATTGCAAGATATTTAAATTGCAAGACTCTTATCATTGTTCCTACTATCTCACTTGTCGCACAGCTATACAAAGACTTTGAAGACTATGGCTTTGAGAGTGATAAATACATACACCAGATCATGTCAGGTGCAAGCAAACAAACTGATTGCCCTATCGTCATATCTACATGGCAGTCAATTTACAAGATGCCAAAAGAATGGTTCGAAGAATTTGAATTAGTTGTTGGAGATGAAGCGCATTTGTTTAAAGCGAAGTCGTTGATATCGATTCTAACAAAACTAACAGAATGTAAGTATAGATTTGGTCTGACAGGTACGCTAGACGGCACACAGACACACAGATTAGTATTAGAGGGTTTGTTCGGTAAAGTCAAACAGATAACAACAACAAAAGAATTGATTGACTCTGGACGATTAGCGAAGTTTAGAATTAAAGCATTTGTGCTTAAGCATAACGAAGAGTCATG